TAGAAGAGCGAGCCGTGCGGACAAGGTTGCACGTGAGATTGAGCGTGACTTCTCCAAGCCTCGCAGATTCTGAGCCAAAATCATTCTGTGCGGTATATCCGTACAGAAACTATGTCTAACCATAAATACAAATGAATATGGAGTATATAAAGAGAACAGAGAGCAATACATGCGTAGATGTGTATTTCGACGGAGAGAAGTACGTGTTTGTAAACGCGTTCCACGGATGCGTAGCCATTGCAAGAAGACAAGGACTTGTCGAGTTCACGAAAGATGGCTATATGGCACACGTGAAGTTTTGTGTGGAGAAAACGAAATGTACTATCAGCAGAAATCTCATAGACAGCACTATACATAAGATGGAGAACAAGTATGTTAGTACCGTCGTTGAATACGAATGGAGCGAGATTGACGCAGATTGTCTCCCTTATTCCGTGAGCGTGAACGTAGAACGTCGTTAAGCCTAAAAATCCTGCATAGCGATATGCAGGTACTATTCACCAATAATTTTTATGAATATGAGAACAAGAACTTACAAGACCATACGTGGTCTAATGAGACAGATGAGCTACTGCCAGCTGTCCGTTGATGACGTGCTGAGCGGTAGCTTTGTCAACAAGAAAGGGTGTTACCAGAATTTCCGCTTGACTGACGAGGCACTGAGAGAGTTTACGGACGGCATCTGCGGTGCGCTTGGAATGCGTGATAAAGATGACGTTTTCGAGAATATCAAATGGAGCCGTGTGAAGAACTGTGGGATAATGAGACGTATCGGTGTTGATTTGTTGCGCAGCGGAAAACTAAGGTACGAATATACAGCCGGCCAGGACTATCCTTCGGAGACACGTCTCGTAAGAAAGCTGCTTCGTTGCAAGTAGAGCCTAACAAGGTGCGCTCAGGGATGGGCGTGCCTTCTATCGTTTAACCCTTTAATTATTTGAATTATGGCAAAGAGAAGAAGCAAGACTGCGGAGCAGCAGGCTAAGTTCTACGAGGTAGGAGAGAGCGCAGAGTCATTCTACGAGTATTTGGTTGCATCGCTTGACAACGGACACTTTAAGCAATACAAGGAATTGTACAAAGAGCTGTCTCTTGTCGAAAGAAAGAGCTACGTTCAGTGGCTGTTTTATGGCGGTGTGGTCAATAATATGGAAGGGTACATCGTGAATTTGTTATAAGCCAAAGCCAATCCTCATCCTCATGGGTGGGGATTTCCATTATCAACCATTTAAACAAGTGAATTATGGAAAAGAACATTGTGGAAGTTGTTAGCAACAACAAGGGAGAGGTCATCGAAAAGGTGGCTGACTACATCGGCATCGAGGAGTTTGCGAAGTCCATCGAGGAGCTTTACAGAGAGTGCCTGGATAATTTCGACAACAAAGAGGAGCTTGAGCAGTACATCAACGACCTGTACGACGACGAGAATCACATACACAACCTCGCTTGGGAGTTCGCTCACGAGGTCAACAGAGACATGAAGAAGTATCTCCACATGGATTCTCACAGAATGGATGGCAACTTTGCTGACATAGAGAATGATTATCCGAAGTACAGAACAGGCACATGCTGGCCTACCGACTACGACGGAGATGATTACTTCGACCTGTTCCCTGAGATGGTGAAGCGTCTTGACGCAGCCGAGGACAGCGAGAGAGCCAACGACGACAGAGAATATCTATCGTCGTGGTATTTCTACGCATTCGGCACGTTTGGAATCAAGTACAATTTCTCGAACGAGCTTCAAGATCTGAGCTATGACCTCGAAAGAGAGGAGGAGTTCGCTCCTACAGCCTAAAAATTCTCCCCTTTCATGGGGAGATTCAAGTATTAACCAATAAACTATGAGGTATGAATGAGAAGACAAAGAAAGATTTAGAGGAAATCTTCGACGACGACTTGCTGAAATGCGAGATCGTAAAGAGCGTTGAGAACGAAGACATCAAAGCTTCGCTCCTCAGATGGGTTGCCGACGGAACATTTTCCGTTGCGGCTGTCATCAAGCCAACGAAGAAGCTGACAATCTCTCAGCAGATAAGCAACGAGAAGGACGCACGTGAGTACTTCAAGAAGTGGTACGATGACGTGTATGTAGCCTAAGAAATGCGTGGTGAAATATCCACGCTACCATTGTCAAACCATTTAATATGAATAGATTATGGAATTTAAGAAAGGAATCGCCTACGTAGGTCTGTGCGACGTATGGGGCGGAAAGATGTGGTTCTGCGTGTCTCCTGAAAAGACGGAATGTAGCCATTTCTGGACGAAGAAGGAGTGTGAGAAGTATATCAGGGACAATTTCTCTGGTAGCGACAAGAAATATCTACTCAACAAGCTAAGAGAGCGTAAGGGCAGAGCAGTGTTGTATCATTAAAGGAATATCGTAATGGAAGTACACGTAAGACTGAAAGGTGACTGCTATTGTATGAATACCTACTGCCATACGCTCAAGGAGTTTATGGAGATGAGAAACTTGAAACGCTCCGACATCGCCGAATGGTGGAAGGAGTAGTCTAATTAGAGGGAGCTTGCACGCTCCCTTTCTATTCACCAATAACAAAAGAATTATGAATCAGAAAATCAGAACACAACAGAAGGGTAGTGACGTAGTTTACAAGATTGGCAGAAAGATAATCTGCTATCGCAACGGCTACACGTATTCCATCGGAAAGCCATCGGACGCTTGCGTGTCGAGTTTCACGGCGTTGTCGGAGAACATCGCACACGAGCGTTGCATGGAGATTTGCGAGAGACGTATCCTCGCAGAGATGAAGTACAACAACCCTGTGGCGTACAATGCTCACAAAGTATTGAACGCATTAGCCTAACAGGTAGCCTTCGGGCTATCGCAACAAACCATTAAACAGATAAGATTATGAAGAAATTTAGATTGTACGTAGTGAAAGCAGGTCACAGAGACGAGAGTAAATTTGAAATCGTCAAGGACTTCAAGGATGCAGAAGAAAGAGCCAAGGAGCTCTTCGAGGCTGCATGGAAGGACTACCCATGCGACGACACCTATGTCGATTGCGTGGAGTCCGAGTACGAACTTCAGGAGGACCACCTCGTTATGGTAAAAGACTACTACGGCGAGGTGTACTGGAAAAAGATGGTGTTCGGCGACTTCGGCTTGTGTCCTTTGTACGCTCGCTTGCTCGATGATGACGAGGATGCGGAGTTGCAGGAGTGGAGAGAGGAGGTTGAGCGCAATGTGTTTGACCTTTCGCAAGAAGAGCTAAAGAAGCTCCGTGGTCAGATCTGCGTAGGAAGCGTTTATCTCAGCGACTACGATAACGAGTTCAACATTGACGAGAGCGCACTTTATAACGAGTGCGAATCCTACTTGTATTGGTTGGACGAGGAGAAGCGCGAAGATACCCCTGACGAGTTCGTCTACTACATCAAGGAGGTAGCCTAAAAACGGAGGGCGTTTGCCCTCTGCCAATTATCAACCAAAAAAAGTAAAGATTATGAAGTATTACGTATCAGTGACAGAGACCTTGAACAAGGTCGTTAGTGTGGAGGCAGAGAGCAAGAAGCAAGCAAAACAGCTTGTGCAGGATGCATACGACAGAAGCGAGATTATCCTTGGCTCGGACAATTTCTGCGGAGAGACCGTAGAAATCGAAGACGACCAGCAGTTCTATGTGGACGCAGAGAAGGATGGTCCTGTATATCAAGAAATCAAGCCATGACTTGCCTCGGCGATTTATGGAGCACTTACGATGATTATATCGATGGTTTCCTTGACCAGCAGTGCTCCTACTGGGGAGGCGACATGGAAAGTCACCTTACAGACGAAGAGTTCAAGGAGTACATCAAGTATTGCAAAGCCAAAACAAAGGGAGAGTAATCTCCCTTACTATAACCAAAATATTAAGAGTATGACAGAAAAAGAAAGAATCGTAGAGGCTATTGTCTGGCACGTCAACTTTAGATTGAATGGAGTCGGGGAGATGTATGTAATAAATGGCAAGTTGGGATGGGTTGGCATACAACACGAGAACAATGCCGACTTGTCGTTCCTTGAAATGATAGGAATAAAGATTCCGCCATATTATGAGGAAAAACATTGGTTTAGAGACAAGTCTGATTTTAACCTATTCCTGACAGACGAAATCTACAAGAAAGTACGAGAGGATTTTGCAAAACACAAGCACACAGATAAAGTAAATTAAAAAAGTGAGCTATATGGAAAATCAAGCAGAGTTAGCTGATAAGCTCGTAGCGTGGGTTTGCTCAGACGAGTTTTACAAGAGGCAGCACGAAGCTGACTTACGTCTTCAAAAATGGTTCAATAACTGGCAAAAAAGAAAAGCCAAAAAAAAGCGCAGCTAAGGACTGCGCACAATAACCAAAAAAGTAGAATTATGAAGACAATTACATTAGGTAACAAAGATTATCAGATTAGAATTATTCCTGAAACTGGATACCAAGCTACAGATAATGAGCGTGGTTCAGCCATTATAGAGTACGTCTGCACAACATTTATCGGGAACTATCCTATTCGCCAGGAGAATGGGACAAGAAGGATATACTTTGATAAGGCTGGTAACGTGTATAAGACCAACAAAAGCAAAAAAATTTGGTTTAACTACATTAATAGCTAAAAAGTACAGACAATATCTGTACTTCAACAAACCAAATACAATAAGAATTATGAATGAAGACAAGATCCTACAAATGTTCTTCGAGCCCGAGCGTTGGCAGTATGCCATCGACAAGGGTCTTGTGAAGGACATGAGCAAAGCAGTTATGTATCAGCTCACCACACCTGAGGCGAGACTGGAGATGTACAGAAGGATTCGTGACGGCAGGTACAAGATAATGCCGCCTCACACGGCTAAGATTCCAAAGGACAACGGAGATTTCCGCACGGTCTATGTGAACGAGCCTTGTGACAGAATCCTGTTGAGCATAGCCAACGACCTCCTGTTCGAGCTGATGCCGGAGATGACACACCCACGATGCAAGTCGTACCAAAAGGGAATCGGCTGCGGTCGTGTGGTGCAGGAGGTGTCGAGGAAGATATGTTCCACGCGTGGAACAATCCTTGGCTGGAAGTCCGACTTGTCCAAGTACTTTGACAGCGTGCCCATCAATTACATTGACGAGGCGTTCGACAGAGTGGAGGAGAAGTACGGAAAGTCAGCGTTGATTGCGGTCATTCGTGACTACTACCACACGAACATATACTTCGACACGGAAGGAAATCTCTGCGAGAACTACCAGTCCCTCAAGCAGGGATGCTCTGTTGCGGCTTGGCTCGCCGACGTTGTGCTCTACCATATAGACGATCAGCTATCCAACCTGAAAGGCTACTATGTACGCTATTCTGACGATACGCTGTTCGTCGGCGAGGACTACGAGGAGGCGATGCGAATAATGCAGGACGAACTGATGAAGATGCAGATGAAGCTCAACCCTAAGAAGGTTGAGTATCTTGACGCACAGCATTGGTTCAAGTTCCTGGGCTACTCCATCAAGGGACACGACATCTCGTTGTCTTCCACTCGAATTAAGACCTTTCAGAAGGAAATCGAGAAGAGGACGATCAAGAAGCGTGACACCACGATGGCGAGAGCTATCAACGCCGTCAATAGGTATCTCTACAAGGGATGCGGAGAGTTCTCGTGGGCTACACAGGTGCTGCCGGTCATCAACGTCAAGGAGGACATCAGCACCCTCAACACCTTTGTCATGGACTGCATCCGTGCGGTCAAGACAGGCAAGAGGAAGGTCGGTGGACTCGGGTACGTGAAGACGCAAGCCGTAGGTTGCATAGACCGAGGGCGTGGCAGGAACGTGAGAGCCAACAGAGGGAAGACGGAGAGCGAAATCAAGGGGTATCTATCCATCGGTTGCGCACAGAATGCGATGAGAACTCGCAAGGCTGCGTACAATACGTTGGTCGCTACCCTTTGACAGAGTTCCTGGCGCAAGGGTTTGTCGGTATGGAGGCGAGGTTTAACAATCCGGTCGTGTATAGCACCGAGGACCAATCTCTTCGCAAGAGATGGTCCGTCCGTGCTTCCTAACCAGGATTCTATCGAAGACATAAAGTAATGCGCAAAGCCTCAACGCCGACAATCTCCGTGACCGAGCACAAGGACGTGGAAGAAGGACGGACGAGTTTAATCTCCTGCCTCTGCAACATCATCCAAGGGTCGCTAATCCCGAGCCAAGTTTCATACCTATCGGTATTCAACTTGAGATTGGGATTAGGAACCTTGTATGACGCACAAGGCAGGCAATATCAATAACCTATCGTTATGTGCCAGTCCGTATGACTTTCACAGGTGGCGCACACCGCCAAGGATTGACGAACGGCAACGTTTATGCGACAGGTCTCTAACCAGACTCAGACGCCGAGGTTTACGCGCTATCACGCATGCACCTCAGGCGTCTGAGTCTGGCGACTTCCTGTTGCTAATCAGAAAAATAAATCAATGTGCCGAGCCATCGGTCAGTCCAAGAGCTATCGCAAGCCAAAAGGGTACGCAAGTAGGCTGCGTTTAGTCACCAGCTATGAGATAACGCGGGTCAACCTGCACGCAACAGGTTTACCCGCGTAACATACTGGTAACAATCAGCATCATAAAGTCAAGCGACGAGCCTATGAGTGTACCTACAAACAACCAAGGGCATTGCAGCCCGCGTAACCAAGAATAGAAAATTTAGTGCCACGTGTTGAATTAGATACGACGGATGTGGTTACATCCGTCGTATCCTGCAAGCATGTGACTTAATCGAGCGAATACACTCATGCAACGCTCTACCGAGGTTACACTATAGCTATTGCGAGCCGAAAACGTGCGCAAGAAGGAAACATTTACGAAACTGTTTGAAGGCATCCTGATCTTCGCAGGTGGTTACCTGGATGATCAGGACTTACATACAGTTTAAATCAAGCTCATAAAGATACGCAACGCATCCTTTGAGCGCACAACTATTAACCAAATAATTAAGAATATGACATACGACGAGATTATCAAGGCGGTAGAGGATGGCGCAAAGTTCACCATCAACTTCCAAAAGAGAACATGCAGAGTGAACGGAAAGGTTGTTATGTCCGAGGAGGACAAGCCGAACGATGTTCCTTACCTTACGCATGAGGTGGTAATTCCTGCGATAGAGCAGAGATACGAAACCTACAAGCATTCCGTTCCGTCGGAGCGTTCAGAGTCGCATCGCAGACAATATTTCAAGGCTTTGCCCGAGAAAGAACTGTCGGACGAGGACATGATGTACGGAGAGAGAAGAGAGGTGGCGCGATGCAAGCTGGAGTTGTATATACTCATACAGCTGCTACGTGGAAACCTCGCATGGGAGAGTAAATGGGGAACTTGGTTCTGGCAGTCCGATAAGGACAAGGACCTCATCATCCTCAGAGACTGGATTGAGCCAAACAAGGGTGGGGCGTAAGCCTCATCCACAAGAGTTAAATAAATTAATTATCAACCATTTAAAATTTTAAAGAATATGAAACAGATTGCAACAATCACTGGTGAGAACTTGAACGTAGTAGTTAAGAACGTAGAGGCATCCGCAAAGGAGGCTCCCACTCAGAAGAAGACCAAGGCGGAGAAGCGCATGGACACGTTGAGAGCGTTGGGCTACGACATGAGCAAGTACTTCACGCTCGGAGACGAGCAGGTCGTTGAAATCAAGGACGGCAAGGCTGTCCCTGTGGATTTCGTGCAGATTGCACCAGACGAGGACGACGTTGTGGAGAAGAAGCTCGTGGAGGGCGGATACGTGAACAACTGGAAACTATTCCGCCGTTGGGTGATGAGCCAGATGTTTCACATGTTGAGAGACATGGAGAAATACGGCAAGTCATTCAACGAGGTATTGCAGCACAAGAGCTACGAGTACCAGTGGAGAATGTTGGAGAACGAAGCGTATGCTCAGATGAAGATGCAGAAGCACGGAGACTCCGACAACGCGAAGATGCGCAACATGTGGTTCAATGGTGATGTCGCCTCCGACATGGCAGCAGACTACATCAGTAAGCTCAAGGCATACGTTGAGAACAACCTCATCTATCGCGTTGATAAGAAGACCGGTTTGCTCGACAAGGAGCACTACAAGCACACTTGCCACGGACTTCCATACGTTCGCATCAACAACAAGAACATCTTCGTAGCCGACTTGCAGAAGAAGGTGTACGCTCCACTCTATGAGATGGCCAGCACCATGTGTTCTACGACTTCCTATGAAGTTCTTTACAGAACAATCAAAAACTTCAACAAGGTGCGTAAGCACCTCTACTGGAATACCAAGCAGTCAAACGACTTCATCAACGCCTACAAGGGCTCTGGTTCTTACTTCACGATGAGAAACCTCATCATGTTCCATGGTGTACGTTTCCGCATCGGAGGCAAGTTTACGTCAGAGGCTCAGTCGTTGAAGCATCTCGACATTCTGGCGAAGGATTGCGTTGACCACAACGAGGGATGGAGAATGCTCGGCATCCTGAAGGAACTCATCAGTGAATCTGGCATCTCGATCCAGGGAAAGATTGACGAGTGGAATAAGTAATCAGAAACTCGTGAGGCTTGCCACCTTTGGCATGGTCGCTCGGCATCAATTCAGAAGAGCTTCTGCAAGAAGGATCATCGTCCGGCAAGGTTAGCCGGCTCAGATCCTTCTGATAAAGCTCTCTACATCGAAGGTCTAAAGAGAGGCACGAGCCGAGAGCCATGTCAGCCAAAAGCCCTCCTTGCTTGGAGGGTACAATGTATAACTAATAAAAACGAAGAATTATGAAGAAGTATGAAGTACAAGTTAAGGAAATAAGCTACGCAAGCACCATCATCTATGCTAATTCCGAGGAAGAAGCCAAGAACATCGCCTACAACGACTGGGCGGACGGAGAAATCGAGATGACTGGAGGCATTGACTGCGAGACAAGCGTAGTAAGAGAATTTTAGCCTAAAATGCGTGGAACATTTTGTTTCACGCTCCAATTTCAAACCAATTAATTAAAAGCAAAGAATTATGAAAGAAATTAGCATTGACACAAGAAACTTGATTCCTGCGCCACTGGATGACAAGAACGTTTTGGTGGATGGAGTGATGGACAGCCTGTTCGACGACCAGGATTACACGTTTGACAAAAATGAGTACCTTGGCTTCGTCGGAGGCTATCCTACTTATGCCGAGCATCACGCAAACTTTATGAAAATCATACTCGCAAAGCCTATAAACGATGTCTTGTCTATAAACTCATGGGGAAGTGCGGTCGTCGAACACCTTACGCTCGGCGAGAAGAAAGATGTCATGATGGTGCTCGACACCGTGAGATGCCAGTACATCGACGATTCGGACTATGTAGCCGTTCCGTACATCATGTCGTTCGTCATGCACGACAAGGAAATCACGGTCATGTTCCATTGGAACGCAGAGGACGAAGACAATTAGCCAAACAAGCCTGTACCTACATACAGGCTCCTATACATAACTCGATTTGTTTAAATGGTGAAAAGGAGGTCTGTCGTGAGACACGCCTCCTTCTTTCATCCCTAGTATTAACCATTTAAAGTTTTAGAATTATGAGCAAAAGAAATTACTGGGTGTTAACAAAGGAGAACATGGCAAAGCGTATCGCAAAGGCACAGTCAGCCTATGAGGACGCAGTTGACAACGTGAATGACCTTCACGTCAGCATCAGCGATGGGAACACCAAGCTAGGTGCCATCCCTTCCGTTTCCCTCATTCCTGTAATGGACTGCGGAAACTGCGGCATCTGTAGCAAGTCCTGCTATGACTTACGTAACGACCTTATCTACAAGGAGGTCATTAAGTCCAGGGCAACGAACTCCGCAATCCTCCACGAGGATCCAGAGCGTTACTTCAAGGAGATAGACGGTTACCTCAATTACAGATTCCCTCGCGCCTTCCGCTTCCATATTGGTGGAGACATCAAGGACGAGTGGTATCTAGGGAAGATGTGCGAGATTGCGAGAAATCACCCCGAGACTAAGTTCCTGGCGTTCACCAAGATGTTTAAGGTGTGCAACGGATACATCGACAAGGGCAACGTGATTCCCGAAAACATGCACATCCTATTCTCTGGATGGCTTGGCCTGGACATGCCAAACCCGCACGGATTCCCGGAGGCGCACCCAATCTTCGAGAACGAAACGTCAGCTCCAGAAGGCACGATGCTCTGCACAGGAAACTGCACGGAGTGCCTGAAGGAAGACAGGCTCTGTTGGAAGATAGGAAATGGACAGGCTGTCGGATTCCTCGCCCACTAAGCAAAAAGCCCTCTTCGGAGGGTCCCATTTGTCTAACAAATAAAAATAAAGTGAATTATGGCAAGAACAGCAAGTAGAGCGACTAAGATGATCTCAGCCGCCGACATTATGAAGAAGAAAGGCATCGAGCAGAGAGAGATGGACATGAACGCCTTCAATACCGTGGTGGAGAACTTTTTCCTCACCCATGAGGCGAAGGACACCATACTCCTCATCCCGAAGCGTTTCATAGAGATGGAGAACCCGCCAGAGGGAGACTTCATCGACTATCTCGACGACACGATATGGGCAAGGAAGGCAGACGACCCTGACGACCCGTTCGACTTCATCAACTACAAGATGATGGAGAAGAACGGGATGATTCGTCCGATATTGTTCGTCAACGAGCCATTCATCGGCAATGCGGCGGGATTTCTTAGAGATTTATGCGGCTTCGTTGTCAAGAGCAGAACACGAAAGAAGAGAAAGGAATACATCGTGTCTCTGCCGGTGTAACAGCCAAAACAATGCGTGGAACAAAATGTTTCACGCTTCTATGTCTAACCAATAAATTATGAAGATTATGAATGTGAATGATTTATCAAGAGACCAGAAGGTTGAGTTGAAGCAGACGATGCTCGAAAATGTGCTTGGGCGACAGCCGTCTTGGGGAGACCTTGCGGATGCAGACGACATCGTTAGCGACGAGCAGTTGAACGACGAATACGGAGGAACGAAGTTCTGCGACGACGATTTCTTCTGCTCTTGCAATTAATCAAAAAATGCGGTTACTAAATCAGTAACCGCTCCTACAAACCAAAACATTAAGATTATGAAGAAAGTAAAATTGGAGCCAGGCTACTACGAGTGGCACTTGGTTGACGAGAACGGCAATATTCTCCTCAACATCACGGACACAGACATCGACTACACGGAGACCGCCAAGGAGCTCTTGGAGGCCATCGACAATGTGTGGGAGGAAGCCTACGATGCAATAGATAGAAATATTGAGTTCAACGGCATCAAGCAAGGATACCTGGACGACGACTGGAAGTTCGTTGTTGCGAAGAAACTATTCGAGCACTACGACTACGACACGACGTTCCTGACGAGAGTAGAGAAATTCAGGGACGAGGCCTTGTCGATTGGCTATTGCTTGCAGGACTTGGGCATCCTCGACTGGTATATCCTGTTCGAGACAGCCCAAGAGAGTTAAATCCGAGTTAAAATCGGCAAAGGAGTAGGTTTATGTTTAGAAAATCACTACCTTTGCCACTAATAACCAAAGAAATAAAGAATTATGACAGAAGAAATCAGATTAAAGACAAGAGACTGGGAGCAGCTTCTCACCTATACACAGCAGCAGAAGTACAAGACTCCCATCAAGCAAGGGTGGTTCTGCGACTATCATGGGATAGAGTGGAGACACGAGACGTTCTACGGAGCGTACATTTGGAAGTACCCAAAGTACTTGAAGGTGGTCCGCATGTTCGAGAAGATGCTCGGGCACAAGCCTCAGTGGTCCGATGTAACGGACGACAACCTCAGAGACCTGTTCGAGGAAATTACCCAGAACTACGCCCCAAACTCTGCCAAGACCCTGTGCGCTACCATCAAGGCTGTGATACGCGAGAACGACGCAACGAGGGTAATACCTTCGCAGCAGTTCAATAAGGTGCTCAGGGCAAAGCAAGTGCCGGTGCAGGCTGTTTACCTCACCGACGAGGAGATAGACCGCATCATAAAGTACAACCCTCGTGGCGCAATCAAGAGATACGTTCAGCGCATGTTCATCATGGAATGCCTCTGCGGTGCTCGCAGGAGCGACTGCGAGAGGATGACCACCGAGAACATCGACGAGACCGGGCATTTCTTGGTGTACGTCACACAGAAGACGAAGGTGGAGGTCAAGGTTCCTCTTCACAAGAAGCTGCGCCCGTTCCTCGTGTGCGGTACAGGAGACGAACCTCTACCGAATACAATCAGCGAGAAGTGCTTCAACGAGAACCTTCGTGACATCTGTTGTGACTGCGGTATCAACACCTACACCAAGGTGTTCATGGGAGGAAAGGAACAGACTGGCATGAAGTACCGTTTCGTTACGTCACACACCGGCAGACGCTCGTTCGCCACGAACCTGTCGAAGAAGGGTGCCTCGTTGGAGCAGATAGCAATTATGATGGGCCACATCAGTTCAGGAAAGCCCAACATCCAGATGACCCAACGCTACATCGTCAGCAAGACGGAGATAAACAGCGACACGCTGCGACTCTTCGGTATCTACGACCCTGACTACCTTGGGTAGGAGCCAAAAAAATGAGGATGACCAATATCATCCTCTTCTATTATTAACTAAACTTTTGAAATTATGAATAGAAAAGAAATCAAGGAGTACCAACAATCCCTGGACGATATGCCTCGCTGGAAGCTCGTCAAGGAGAATGTTAAGATGAAGAAACGACTTGATGCCCTCTCGAAGATTTGCGACACGGAGGATGTATATAACGCCTATAACGAACAACAGAGAGCACAGCGTGACTTAATGATGGCTAACAGACATGTCGCCAAGGTCAAAGAGGTCTTGCAGAAAGCATTGACGGAGCGAGACATCAAGTACAATGACAAGTGGGACATAAAGACCCTTGTACATTTCCTCGTCAGAGGAACGGATCAGCAAAGTATCAACCAATAAATAGCAAAGAATATGATAGAAGGAGTAGAAGAAGAAACGCTCAAGGAATGGGCGGACGAGTGCAAGGAGAAGTTCGACAAGCTCTTCATTCAGACCATCCAGAAGGCTCTCACTGGCGAGATTGGAACAAACAACCAGATGGTAGAGGAGCTAAAAGGCCTCAACTGGAGATTCGAGGATGAGATGGAGGACTACACGAACGGGTTCATTGGCGATCTTGACGGTGGTTGGATAGAGCACTTCGAGAACGCCGAGAGAGAAGGAACGAACGTTATATTTGTAGCGAAGGATTGCCTTGAATGTCTCGGTATCGCCGCAAAGGTAATGAACGAACAGGAGTATTTCGTAAACGAAGACGGAAAAGTCTCTGACGAGTTCGGCAATCGACTGTCTTCGGACCTGGAGCATCGTGTCTTCGAGGTGATCCCCGGCGGCAAGCAATAGCCCCGATTAGCCAAAACCAGGGAGCTTCGGCTCCCGACAGTATTAACCAAGCCCTCGACATCACGGATAAGTCTATAGAAAATGAAAGAGCAGAACATCAATTATGAAGGTTATAATGTAACTATCAAGGAGGACGATGATAATTACTACATCGACTTCAACACAGGCTTGGGTGAAGGTATCTATCCTAAGGAGGATTGGGCGTTGGATAAGGCTTTGTACGACCAAGCACACATCTATGACGAAAATAAGTAAATAACACATTCAGCCCTACGCATCACGGTCAAGCGAGAAACTTATGAAATACTTAGTAAACATTGATGGAGACACTAATTATATGAGTGTTGAGCTTACTGCAAATGTAAGCAAGAAGGTGGAGTTTAATGTTCGCAATAATCCTGCTATTCGCAAGACTGCGATATTGACTGCCGAGGTCTTAGAGATGCCGACAAAGGAGCGCACTGGCAGCGGTATTGTTCGCATCGAGTATGTAGAGAGCAGAAACAAGACAAGTCAAGTTTGCACAATAGCAAAGCTAGATAAATAACCCTTTAAACTTACGAATATGAAGAAAGTATTATTAGTGGCAATAATTGCCTTGGCAGGAGTTTCGTTTGGCTCTTGTAGCAGTAGTGACGATGATGATAGCAATTCTCCAACCGTCAAGTATAAAGTACACGACAACAATATAGTTGGGGTATGGAGAAGCGGAAACGACCGTTTTGTATCATTTTCGTCAGACAACTATAATTCATCTTTGCTGAACAATAAATTCATTGATGAAGGTGAATATGCGGTAAATGGGGACACAATAACTGTAGATAACCGATATTTTGGCAATACAACTAAGTATGTAGTCGATGGGATAAGCAACAGCTCACTCTCTGTTACCATTACGTACAACGACAGATGGGAAGGTAAGAAAACAGAAAAAATGCAATTTACGAAAGCAGATGACAAGCCTTGTTCAAAGAGTAACAATCTCGTTGGCAAGTCTTTTATGGCGCAGTATTCGGTAAGTCACGGAAGCCAACATTGGAACAAGACATTTACTACGAACAATACGATAAGCTGCGTAAGAACAGATACGGAAAGTTCTACTCCATCAACATTCTATTATGTGTATCTTGCCCCAAAGATTTACTTTTACGTCATAAGATACAATGAGTTCTATTACGATACCGTCAGATACGATAATGTCGAGCTAAATGAGAATAACCAGATAAAATACATGGGGAGTCTATACGGAGAAAAGATGTATTAAATAGCTCTGATAAATCCGGTTAAAGAGAATCCAACCAAGCCATCCACCTCCTCGGTGGGTGGCTTTATTTTTTTTGCCTTAAATCGAGGAAAAACGCAGGAAAAGCACGAAAAACCAACGTTAAAACCATGGTTTTATGTTAATAAATGTTAGTAAATAACAGATTAACAACTGATAATTTGGTAGTTAACAGAAAACATGGTATCTTTGCAATCGCTTGTTAGTAGTTGCGCACTAATTCAGCGGACATACGACTATCAATAGGTGATTTACTCACCTTCACGATATACCCTATCCAAAGTTCGGAGCGCAACACGAACGGCGGATAGGGTTATTTTTTACCCCTATCTCAAAGTTTCAAGCAAAAGACATCGAGGTTCAATCCGTGCAGTCCTCTTCGGCTTATCACCGATATATAAAACTGCTCAGTCAGGTAAGTTACATTATGGTTGTGTAAATCCCGCAACGTGTCACCTCACGACGGGTGCCCATATTCCGAAAGGAAGAAAGCCGACCATAAAGAGCAAAGCCTTGTGGGTATCAAGAGACTTATGCTGGCTTTACAACGAGTACGACCACTATGGTATAGAGTATATATTGTAGTTGATAATAATTTAAGGTTCGGCTCGCTTGGCTATCCCATTTATTCTTATGGGTATAGAGGTGTTATGTAGATTATTAATTTTAACTTTGAGAGTATGGTTACAAACCAAGTAATGAAGAGACCAATGGGTAACTTTTTGGTCGAGCAGAGAACGAAGGATAGTATGTTCAATGCTACAAACTTGCTCAAACAATGGAATGATGCAAGTGGAGAGAAGAAGGAGATTACCAAATTCTTTGATAACGACAATACCAAGGAATTTATTTCTGCCTTGATGGAAGAGGAAAATTTAAATACGCAAAATTCTGCGTATTTGAAAACTCGTGGTAATAATGGTGGTACTTGGATGCACCCGATATTGTTTGTTAAGTTTGCTATGTGGCTCAATCCTCGTTTCGAGGTGCAGGTTATCAAGTTTGTGTACGACCAGATGTTGAAGTACAGAAACGATGCAGGGGACGCATATAGGGAGCTTGGTGCAGCAGTGCAAAAGATAGTAAGCAAGAAGTTTATGCCTGTGGCTATGTGCAAAATAGCACAGGCTATCAATTACGTAGTGTTCGGTCAGCACGAACACGAAATGCGCAATAAACAAGGTGAAGAGAGCAAGCAATACGAGTTATTCAATATGGAACGTCAGGTTGCTATGCTTATCAACGATGGTTTTATTCACTCATACGACCAAGTAATTGAATATTTAAGAAAGAAGTATAGTGGGAATATTTACCATCAGTGTTACAAAAGAAATAGTTTTGTAATCATATAATTAAGTTTGCCTTTCTTGGTTCGTGAGAATAGAGAAGGCTTGTTTTTGAAACAATTAAATTATTAAGACAATGAAATATATGGGCAGCAAGCGTCGCATAGTCGGTGATATACTCCCGATTATGCTCGACAAGGAACATAGTACGTTCGTGGATGCCTTCTGCGGTGGTTGCAACGTGATTACCCACGTACCGACAAGCTACAGAAGAATAGCCAACGACAAGAACAAATACCTGATTGCGATGTGGAAGATGCTCCAGTTGGGTGCAGAGTTTCCTCACAAGATAGACAGGGACTTGTATAACTTGGCAAGGGACTGCTACCACGGAAAGATAACGAGCATTCCCGATGCAGATGTGGGTTGGATTGGCTTTATGGCTTCATTCAACGGTCGCTTCTTCGATGGTGGGTATAGCGGTCATCACGTTATAGGAAGCAACGGAAAGGCGAGAGATTATATTGCAGAGAATATTGCAAACGTCAAGAATGACGTTCCTCTATGTGGGGGGGTGGAGTTTCACGCTGGCAGCTATGACGAGTTGGAGATACCCGACAAGAGTATCGTGTATTGCGATATTGCTTACAAGAACACGAAGCAATACGGTGACTGCCGACATTTCGACTACGACAAGTTTTATGCTTGGTGCATCGAAATGGCAAGCAAGGGACACAAGGTATTTGTCAGCGAATACCAAATGCCTTCCGAGTTCAGATGCGTTTGGGAAAAGGAGATTACCAACTCTATGCACCAGACCATAACAAAGAAGGCAACAGAAAGATTATTCACTTTAAGTTAGATTGAGATATGGAAGAATTAGAGATACCAGACCTATTCGCTGGATTCAAGAAAGAACAATTATCCCCTGTACCTGTGGTACGTGAGCCGTTGGGTATTATCGTCAAGATAGATAACGAGGAGGATTTCAGACACTGCTTCGATAAAGAAGGTGATGTTGAAGTCTTCACACAGATACTATCACAGATAGTTGGCGATAGGTACAGAAAGGATGGAAAGATAGACAAAAGTCCTCTTGTACCATACAAAGAAGATGGCGATATTATGTTTTACCTTAATGAGGTAAAAATAGGTAAGCTATATGGTGGTTACGTCTTAGTGGCACACTACGAGTACGCAAGCACAGTATCATAAGTTAAACTAAAAATAATAGTTATGGAAGAAATAACAGTTAAGTTCTATCAAGACGAGATAGATGTAATTTTGCAATGCGTTCAATATGCCAGAGTTTATGCGCAGAATTTTGATTTAGTAGATGAACAAGTGATAAAAACTATCGAAGAAAAATTGCGCAAGAAAAGCCTTGTGAGGTATTTTCGTGAACATCGTGGCGGACTACAAGAGAGTATGCAGACCTGCAAGAAGGTGTTCGACCTGAAGGATATTGCGGATTCATTCAGAGAGAACACAAACTTAGGTGTTGAATATTGGAAGAATTTCCGAATTGACCCGAAAGGTGTCGATGATAGTGAAAGATTGTCTTCGGTGTGGATAGATACCCATTACGTTCTTGCCGATGTTACATACCCAGAGCAAGAAGGAACGGTGGTAGTCGGTATGTGCAACTTTTACGAGGAAGGAGTGATAGAGTAGTATGGAAGATGGAACATATTGGCTGGAGGACACCCTCTATAAGACCAAGCGATATTACACTGTCAAGAATGGGTTCGTGGAAAGTGGCATCCACCCAAGCGCAACAAAGCTGTATGACTTTATGTATATAGCCGCACAGCTTGGGTATAAGTGGGGCAAGCTATGATTACAAACATCAAGATACGAGCCGAGCAAGGTGTGGGCATCACAATAGGTTGCTCACAGAACGGAAAAAGACTGGATATGACCGTACCATCAAACATAAACCTCGTTGCAGGAATGCTTGCCGAGGTTAGCTGCAAGATGGTCGGCCACAACAACAAACAATTAATCAAGAAAGAAAAATGAGACCAGCAGACAATTTGAGACTGACCGCACAGATTGCGGTATTGAAGGAGGTAGCCACTGACTACCCAGGAAAGACCATCGACAACATCATCCAGCAGATGGAAGCCAGAAGAAAGGAGGTGTCTAACAATGACTAAGGAAGAGTTTATCGCACTCCACGAAGAAGAGGAGAAACGGCACGAGGGCAAAATGAGAATAATAGACAGGGAATATGCACTAAGCAATAGCCCTGTCAAGGTCGGGGATATTATCGAAGACCACAAGTGCAAAATGAGGGTCGAGAAGCTATGTTTCGTCCGCTGTGGATATGACTACAAGAGAACAACATCTTGTTGCGCCTACAAAGGAGTAAAGCTAAAGAAGGATGGAACACCGTTGAAGAAACAGGACAACGAGGCTGTCTATCAGTACAACATCAAATCCATTAATGGTATTCCTTATGATTACAGTAAGTGAGTTTCCTTCCCTAAAGAGACGGTTCAGCGACATCTTCGGGCAAGACCTGCAAAAGTATATGGATGCAAAGATGCTCATCGTATGCCGAGCGTTGATGTTCGATGTTGTCAAGTTCTGCGACTGGCTCGAAAGTAAATACCCTGCCGAGTGCCGAGCGGACGGAACGAGCTACAAAGATGTAGTCTTGGCTAAGTTCGGTAAAGGTGGGGTGGAGTTAATAGAAAAATTAATCAGTGAATGATATGGATAAAAGAATAACAAGAAACAAGGCTGCTGAAATCCTTGGCGTGTCAAGACAAACTATCTCGAATTACATCAAGGATGGCTTACTTGGTGGCTTCAAGGACGAGAAGGGCAACACCTACGTCAATGCCGAGGACATCGAGCGATACGCAAAGAAGTACAAGTTTATCACCGTCAGCGAGGAAATGCTTGACAAGAAGCTGGCAGAGATAAAAGCTGCCAAGGAACAAGCAAACAATGAGCTGGCGGAGATACGTAAGGCACTCTTCTTCAAGCATAACTACAGAGCTTGCAACGAGGACGTGGAATATATGATTACAGCCCTCTACGAGGCAAGCCTTGTTCCGTACTTAAAGGCAAGGGAATACAAACTCTTGATGGCGTTTCTGAATGATGGAAATAAGTCCTTACTGGAGTTGTCTGAAGAGTACTGCTTAACTCCAGAACGATGCAGACAGATAATCAGAAAGGCTTGCCAAAAGTTCTACACACAAACAAAAGAGATAAGACAGGACATCAAGACCAACAAGGAATTGAAAGAAGAGGTCGAGTCTCTGAAATCAGCAATCAAGGCGTTACAGAAGGACTACGATACATTCCGTGTCGAGCACGGCGAGAAACAGATAAGCGATATTGTCTTTCCACCAAAGATACTCTCCACTCGCTTCATTGATTGCGACCTATCAGTCCGCTGTCTGAATTGCCTAAAGTCTTGGGATATTGATACATTCGAGGACTTGCTTACAAGGTACACTTGTATGAATGACTTGAAGAATATTCGTAACTTCGGCAACAAAACTTACTACGAGCTTTCTGACTTACTGGAAGAGCGCAACCTTATCTTCAAGAAAAGTGAGGAGAGCCTGGAGGAGTACTACATCAGATTGAACAAACACTTAACAGAAAAAGAATATGAAAGAAAAGATTAAGAATTGGCTTGGGGATAGTTCTGTAATATTTGCAGTCGCATACGCTGTACTGGCAATCTATATGTTCTTTGTGACGGATTGGGTTATCGATATTCTATGTTTGGCGATTTCGTTCTGTAACTTGGCTCTGTTCTTGAAAAACAGACAGATAAAAAAGCTAACGAAAAGAAACAAGGAGCTTTATGACCTTGCCAAGGACTGCAACGAGAACGAGAAGAGAGCCATTCAGACTGTTCAGTGGGCTTATGATGAGCTTCAACTTGAAATGCAGCGACACAGACTGACTGCCATACAAGGTATGAGATACAAGAATAAGGCTGACTTTATGCAGCGCAAGAAGAGCCTCAGCAAATATCTGAAATACGCACAGGCAGCGGATGAATTGTATGAGCAGGAGGTGAAGCGACTCCACGGAATGATGGATGAAATCAAAAAGGAGGATGATAAGCAAAAAGAGAAGCCCAAGGAGTAGTCCCTGGGCTTTTTCTATTTCTTGTCTGAGTTGAGGTAGTCTATCACTTTCCTGTTCGCATCGTCGATTGCCTTCGTGTCGTACTTGACGTACACGGAGGTAATCGACCTATCCCATATCGAATGCCCCAAAGCTCGACCGATTGTTTCGAGCGGTATTCCTATCTCGGAGGCGAACGTTGCCCATGTATGCCTGTTGTAGTAGCTCGATACGTTTGGTTCTATTGGGCTTTGGCTTTTCCTGCGCAAGTCCTTCGTGTCCCTTGGGCCTAGCCTTCTCAAAGCATGGTTCAGGTTAAGAGTGAAGCCATCAACGTTCTTGGCTTCAACAATATCAAGGAAGTCGAGCAGTCTGTCCTTCTTCCTGCTTTTGTGTCTGTTTATTATTTCCAATGCCTCCGGCTCTACCTTGATGTCGTAGAGACGACCTGTCTTGTTCCTGTAGTAGCTTATCCTTCCGTTATGAAAGTCTTCCTTCTTTAAGCTCAACAGGTCCGACACATTGATCCCTATAAGATAAAAACCGAGCATAAAGAAGTCTAAGTACGCCTGCGTCTTGCTTCTGTACGTCTTTGCGTCCCGGAAAGCCCTCATCTGTTCCAACGACAGGCAACGCTTCTTTGTGGTCTCTTTCTTCAACTTGATGGCGTGGAACGGGTAGTTGTTCGTCTTTCCCTCCTCGATTGCCACCTTAAACACCGACTTGATATGCGTGATGTCCGTAAGGATTCCGTTGTTGTTCCGCCCCTTGCTTTTCTCGTGGCTTATGAAGCCATCCACCCATTCGTTTGTCATAGACGCGAACGTGCAATGTGGATCATAAGCCTCCACGCAGCGTAGGGTTCGCTTGTATCCCCTTATCGTGTTCTCCCTTGACTTGCCGTTGGCAACATTCTCCATGAAGTCCAGGAACGGAGATTTCTCGCTTTTCTTCACTCCTGTGCATATCTCCTTCAGGTGGTCTTTCATTAACTCAACGGATTCCGTTCCGTGGTCAAGTATGTAACTCTCGCACTTGGAGAATATGTCTGCCAGCTTTCTCGTCTTGGCTTTGTTCGCCTTGTCCGAGCGTGGAAACACCATTCCGGAGAACTTCTCAGTTGTCTGGATGCCTGTGTACACATAGAATCTCTTTGCCTTGAACGTGACCGCGAAGTACACCTTGTTGGTCTTGGCCTCAACATATACCTTCATAACGATTTAATTTTTAATCATTCCTTATATCTACTTGCGTTACTTGCATATTACTTGCAAAAACACCCCTCAAAAGCCCTCAAAAGCCGTTAAAACTACTTAAATTAGCGAGGCATTTGAAAAGCATATTTTAAAGTTATCGTTGATAATCAAGTATTTATGGAGTTATGAGTGATTATCCGTTACTGTAATCATATTTATTCTGTAATTCCTTAATTATCAATTATTTATAAACTCTTTATTCTTTTTACTTGCAAATTACTCACACATTTGCCCACAAATGAGTTTACGTAGGCTTGGGATTTAGATTATATTAATGACGCTAAACATAATCTTTTCCGTACTTACATTGTCTTTAGAGCCCCGATAACCTTGAACACCTTAGTTATTGTAGCCTTGTTGATTTCTTGGTCTTCGTACTCATCATTGTATGCGTGAAGCGTTAGGTGCATGTCGTCAGATCCCTTGCGGACCACTTTGACCGTCCGAAGGTCGTTAGTCGTCATTATGGCATACACCTCGTTCATTGGCAAGAAACTCTGCCAGTCTTGTACTTCCTTCAGCGCAATGATGTCCCCATTGCTTATGAACGGCTTCATGCTGTCTCCCGATGTCCTGCACCAAAAGTCGGCTTTCTCGTACCCCGGTACGGAAATATGTTTAGACGGAACGTTCGGGGTATCGTTGTACATCATATCGAACCCCAATGCGAAATCCACGTCATAGAAAGGAATCTCGCATTCTTTCTTTTTATTCTTTATGGTCTCCGCAAACTTGACGGCAAACTGATTTTCTATCATAGCCTTTCCTTCGTCCGTGTAAGGCTCTCCGTTCCCATTGATGAGCCAATCCCTGTTTACGCCTACGTTGTCGCAAATCTTATCGACATCGGCTTTGGTTATTCTCATCGTCCCCTTCATCTTCTTTGCGAAGTTTGAAGAGTTGATGTCAGCTTTCACTGCAAAGGCGTTCGCCGTCAGTCCTCTGGATACCATGAGTTCTTTAATTCTAGTCAAAATCTCATCCATATCGACATTTACTTTTAAATATGTAACTAAAATGGCGAGTTAAACAAATAAATGTTAAAACTAACCAAATAACTAACAAAACATTTGGTTACTACCAAAGTTTTTAGTACCTTTGCAAACGTCAATCAGATAAGACCTGAGAGACAAAAGCAAGGTGGGACTGAGTTTTAACCCAATCCGAACATTTAGACACTGCAAAGATAGGTTCTTACTTTGGTTTCACCAAACTTTTTTGGTTAAATAAACAAAACGCAGACAAAATAATGGAAACAAATTTCAATCATAAAGAAATAGCGTCTCGTGTCAGGGAGATTATGACAGATGTCGCCTCTAGATCCGTTAGGGATTTCGCCAACGATGTCGGAATAGATTGTTCCAATATGTTGAAGAAGCTGAAACTTACATCTCCGTTTACCAAAAGAGACATTGCGCTTATCTGTCAATCTTTGGATGTGAACTATAGCTGGCTCGCTTTTGGTGACGGAAATAAATATAAAGCATTTCCAACCAGAAAACCAACTGACGTTAGCGAGGTTGACATGTTAAAAATGGAGAATGTTTCCTTGAAACAACGATTGCAATGCGTTGAGAACGAAAGAGACTTTCTCCGAAGTTGCATCAATAAATGACTAAGACATGGAACAGAATAATAAGAAATTCAGAACAAAGGTCGGAATAGATGTTGTTGAGAAAATAGTCAGCCTGAAAGAGGTTGGACAAGAGTTCTTGACAAACAAGACGATAATAACGTATCTCGGAGGCGTAAGCAAGGACTTCGTTGATAACTTGCGCAACACAGGGCAGCTTCCTTTTTATAAGATTGGCAATACTATCCTGTATAAAGTTAATGATGTGCGTAGGCTTGTTGAGAAGAACAAAGTTGTTTAAGCCTGTATATATTCCACGATTATTTGCCTAAGACACTATATAGAACTTTTTTCATGAGCCCGTGAGGGTTAGTTGCTTAAATAATTTAACTATTTTATGCTCAAGCGTGAGCTCGGTGTGGTAGCAGTGTTCCGCACCGATAAGGACGCATAGCTCAGTGGAAGAGCAGTTTCCTCCTAAGAAACAGGTCGCAGGTTCGAATCCTGCTGCGTTCACAAACGAAAGTGAGGATAGTTCTTTGAAATATTGGTTAAACATATAATAGTATGCAGGGAAAGGAAGTACCGGTGAGAGCACAGGCATCCTGGAGGGTTCGTGAAACCATTGCGATGACCACCGAGAAAGGCACGGTTGCATACGAATTTCCGTCAGTCAAGCATTCGATGATGATTCCGCCGATGAACTGTCGCAAGGCACGCCACATGGTGACGAGACCTTGCGGTAAGCAAAGGAGAAACGGAAGAACGTGACAGGTGTACATCTTAGAATGTGGTCTGGTGACAAATCCTGCGAGATTAGTGCAGGGGTTGGCGGAGACCTTGGGATGAGGTCGGATTCCCGAACGAATTGTATATATGAAGAAGTGCTTAATGCTGGTTTCATAATACATAACTACAAAGAGGCGTGTGGTGTAACAGGGTGCATTGCGATAACTATTGATACCAATCTTATCATCGCAGGAGCGGATTCGTTTCCGCCTCGCCTCCTCCTATATATTAATTTTAACTACATTATTTAATTTGTATATACAGCTTGTCTGCGAAGATAGGCTGCACACAACGGACAGTAGCTTAATGGTAGAGCGACGGCATGACGCTAGATGATCAAGGTTCGAGTCCTTGTTGTCCGACTTGAGGCTAATTTTCTTTTTTCATAAAAATTGAATAAAATTCATAATGTTTTTGTAGATTTGTTTTCCTCTTGCCTGTGAGGGTAGGAGGTTTTAGGTGGGTTGGCAGAGCGGTAATGCAGCACATTGCTAACGTGTAAGTCGGAAACGATTCGTAGGTTCGATCCCTACACCCACCGCGCCATATTGTTTAAATATTTATTGGTTGATACTAAGTCTCACGTATCGAAGCCGTCTTGCCCTAGCGTGAGAGGGAGGATTGTAAACCTGGTAACAGGGCGGCTTCATTTTTTATTCTTACAAAGATGAAAGCAATACACAACATAAGAGTCCGAAAGGAGAACGTGAACGAGATATTGAAGCTCGAATGCGTTCGAAACGTCGAGCAATTTCCAGATGGAAGGATAATAGTCCATCTGAAACCAGAGTTCACGGACGGAAAGACCGAAGTGAACAAGGACGAGTACATCGTCAAGTGGGAGAGCGGAAAGTACCAGAGATACGGTGCAACCGCTTTTATGAACCTATACAAGAACCCGAACAAGGAGGCGGGCAAGCAATGGTCAGAGTGATGCAACACAAGTATTCCGTCGATGGAGTTGAATACGATAGCCGTGATGAATACCTGTATCATTATATCCTCCTAACGTCTCCAAATGTAAGCTGCATACATCGCCAAGTGAGGATAAACCTCATCAAGCCGATATGGATGCTTAAACCGAAGCAGCTAAAGACGAAGGTAAGATACGACCGGAGGCTCATGATCAACGGGCACAGTTACACCGCAGACTTTGTATTCTTCGAGAACGGAAGGCTAATCATCTGCGACGTGAAGTCCAATTACACCCAAAGCCTTCGAGAGTTCAGGATCACCGCCAAGGCTTGTGTGTCACGCATAATGGCACATAACAAGAAGCGTCATGGCGGAGAGCCTTTCGTGGTGTTCCGTGAGGCGATTCACATCAAGAAGAACGAATGGAAGATAATAGACTATCCTCCATTTGATTGTTCTATAATATAATAAGGTATGAAGACAATTTTTTATTTTTCTTATTTTATTGGTTTGATAGCTGTTGTTGTGGCAGTGGAGAGCATCAATCTCTGCTGCCATCTTCTATTCGGCAAGAAGCCAATCGAAGTTTTTGAACTATGAGTATAATATTTTTCAGTTTCCTCGCCACATGCCTGTTGTTTGCGGTGGCAGGAGCGTTGGCGCAGATGATGGGTCTGTGCGATGATCAAGAGTAAATTCACATTATTAATATAAAACATAATTATTATGGAAAAAGACAAGATTAAGGTAAGTTTTATCATCGACAAGCAAGCACTTATCGACAAGGCGTTCAAGGCAGCGGATACTCCTGAAGAGTTCAAGGAGGTTCGATTGATTGTTGAGGACTCTGATGAGTTCGTTCGTGACGTGGCACAGATTGAAGACGAGAAACAACGCAATGCGAGCAACGAGTTCTTTGTAGCTCTCGCACTCGATATTCTGCTCTGCAAGTACAGCCAGGCTAAGATGGCTGTTCGTATTGAAGCTGAGAATACCAAGGAGAAAGAGGAAAAGGCGAAAGCCAAGAAGTCCTTCGAGGAGTTGAAGAAGAAACTCGGTGAGGACAATCCTCTTATCTCTACCTTAGGTGAAATCTTTAATTCAGAGGAGGACTAATGTATGCGTACAAAAACAGGCTCTTGGTTCGAGACAAGAATCAAGTATCAGAAAACGCAGGAAGACGGAAGCGAGAAAATCGTAAAGGAACTTTACGTTGTGGATGCTCTTTCCTGCACGGAGGCGGAATCATCAATCATTGATGAAATGTCAGCATATATCAGTGGCGAGTCCGCAGTGACAAGCGCAAAGAAAGCGACCTTTGATGAGGTTTTCTTCTCAGACAAAGACGATGATGCCTTGTGGTTCAAGGCAAAGTTGCAGTTTATCACTATCGACGAGAAGAGCGATAAGGAGAAACGTACAAACGTTACCTATCTCGTACAGGCTAAGTCGTTGGCACGTGCGCTTCGCTACATTGATGAGGTTATGGGCAAAACGATGATAGACTACGATGTAGTCGGTCTTAACCTTACGAACGTGATGGACGTATTCGAGCATCATGCGCCTTCCGACACAGAGAAAAAAGAAGCGGATGAGTAGAGTAGGACAGATTATCGCCAATATGCCCGAAAAGATGGCTAAGGCGGTTCTCCACCAACGAGAGATACACGCTTGCCTTATGGAGCTTGACAGGGACAAGGTACTAGCCCTGCAAGCGAAGAGCGTGTATCTTAACTTTCAAGATGGCGAGGGGAGGATTCTCGATGCAGTTCCTCACTACTACGACCGACCCGACGGAAAGGGAGGCTCGGTAAGGGTGGAAACGTATTTCCGATACATCAATAAGGTTCATTAATCTATTCTCACTATGAACAGAAGTCAGCTAAACCCATTCTACAAGCACTCCTGCCACGATTGCCTTTTGCTTGGCTTGTGTGGCAATCCAAAGGCTCGTAGGTTCACAGACTACTGTTGCAGTAACTGGGAATGGAGATATGAATGAGTAAATAACAATTTAAAAATTAGAAATGACAACACAAGTTACAACACAGCAACAAAATACTGGTATGTCGTTAGGTGAGTTGATGCACTCTCCTGCCGTAGTTGGTAAACTTAACGAGGTTTGGAGTAGCCCACAGATGGCTAACAGTTTTATGAGTTCGGTTATCAGTGTAGCTAACGGAAACCCACAGCTTCGCAAGGCACAGCCAATGAGTATTATCGGTGCGGCGATGGTTGCAGCCACGATGCAGTTGCAGGTTATCCCAACGCTCGGACAGGCATATCTTATCCCTTATGGTTCTCAGTGCCAACTACAGGTTGGCTACCTAGGCATCTTGCAGCTCTGCCAGCGTAGCGGTCAGTTCAAGAAGATACTCGCTGCTCCAGTACACGAAGGTGAGTATATTTCGGGTGATGAGTTCGATGAGGACTATGTTTTCGACAAGAAGCAGAAGAAGTCTGATAAGGTTATCGGTTATATGGCTAAGTTTGAGCTTTTGAACGGTTTCACCAAGGTCGCTTACTGGGATATTGATAAGGTTAAGGCTCACGCACAGAAGTTCTCACAAGCATTCCGTGCGGGTTACAACTCACCTTGGAAATCTGATTTCGATGCTATGGCACAGAAGACTGTCTTGAAGTCCATCTTGAAGTTTGCACCTAAGTCTGTTGAAATGCAGCGAGCAATCACGTTCGACCAATCTGTAGTGAACACTAACGTTTCAGATGTTCAAGACTTGGATATTGATGCTTTCGCTCCTGAGTATGTTGACAATCTTGAAAGTGAGAAGAAAGAAAATCTCGCAGCCAAGGCGGCGGAGGCAGCTAAAGCAGAAGCAGCCGCTAAGAAGGAGGATAAGAAATGATTACAAATCAGATAATGATTAGACCGCTTGCTGACTTCAAGGTTGAACAGCGTACTAAAGATGGGTATTTTAATAGCACCGAGCTACTAAAGGCTTGGAATGTAGCAAACTCTTCTAATAAAGAATTGAAGGATTATTTATCCAACAAAGCTACACAAGAATTTATAAAAGCCCTTTGCGAAGAGGAAAATCTAAATGGGGACAAATCTCCCTATTTAGCAACAAGGGGCAAAAACGGTGGTACTTGGATGCACCCTCTTCTCTTTATTGATTTCGCTATGTGGCTCAATCCGACATTCAAAGTAAAAGTTTTGAAGTTCGTTTCTGACCAAATGCTTACTTATCGAAACGAAGCTGGCGATGCTTACAAGCAGTTGTCTTCTGCAATGAACAAAATCAGTACTTCACAACAGATGAAGCAATATATGCCGATAATTGGGCGTGGTATCAATTTTGTGATTACAGGTCGTCACGAACACCAGCTTCGCAATGAGTATGGAACAGAAGAGAAACAGAAAGAATACTTTGAACTCGAAAAGCAGGTAGCAATGCTTATCGAAGAAGGCTTTTTGAAAACTCCAGAAGAAGTAGCAAACTATCTTCGCCGCAAGTTTCAAAAGAAATACTTTTAGTCTATGATAGTTGATAACATCGAGCAACGTAGCTTAGATTGGTTTCGTTGCAGAATAGGTAACATAACAGGGAGCAAGGTCGCCGACATAATGAAGTCTGGTAGAAAGAAAGACGAGTTGTTTTCAGAAACAGCCAAGTCTTATCTCTATCAGATAGCTGGTGAGCGACTTTTCAATCCTGCTTTCTTGAACGATGATGATTCGTTTCAAGACTACATCGACCAAGTATCTGTGAACACCAAGGCAATGCAATGGGGAGCAGACCAAGAGGACGCTGCAAAGCGGCTTTTTATGGATATGAATTTCCCCGATGGCGAGATTGTCGAACTTTCTTCTTGCAAGCACGACACGATACCTCACTTTGCCGCAAGTCCAGATGGAGCAATCTACGGTCGTGACGGTGGTGATATTCGTATCATCGAGGTCAAGTGTCCGAACATCAATACTTATATGAAGTATCGAACACTTATCCACGATGCAGAATCGCTCAAAGACACAGAGCCGAAGTATTATTGGCAGATGATGGCTGAAATGAGCTGCACCAACGCTAAGTCGGGTATCTTTATAACGTATTGCCCTTGGCTATCAAAGCCTATCCATTGGGCTGAAATCGAGCGCAACGAGGAAGACATCAAACTGATGGAAGACAGGGTTGTCCTCGCTAACAAATTCATTGACGAAATAATTAATTTATAGAAATATGGAAATGACAGGTGTAGTGATTGCTATCCTTCCAGAGCGTACAGGAACATCTGCACGTGGCGAGTGGAAAACACAATCATACGTAATTGAGACACAAGAACAATACCCAAAGCATCTTTGCTTCGAGGTATTCGGTGCTGACCGCATCGCACAATTCAATATCCAAGGCGGCGAGACAATCACTGTTTCTTTTGATATTGATGCAAGGCAATGGCAGGACAAGTGGTTTAACTCGATTAAGGCTTGGAACGTCGTTCGCCCAGGACAGCAGCAGCCACCACAAGGAGGCTACCAACAAGGCGGTCAGCAGTGGGGAGCGAACAACCCTGCCGCAGGAGCGCAAGCCGCAGCACAAGCGC